AGCGCCGTGATTCAAATAGTCGATAAACCAATATCTGATAAGGGGGATAATAAGTTAACTAAACATAGAAGGTTATTTCAGAATGCTTGGGAAGCAGCAGGGAAAGAAACCAGAGCCGGGCAACCGTACCTGAGCAGGGCTGGGTTTATCCAATATTTGATGGATAGCCTGGAATTGACCGAAGCATCGGCGTCGATCTACGTCCGTCCATCGTCCAAGGGGAAGCCGATCGGGGAGCTTTTGATCGCCCAGGTCATTGACTCCTATGAGCATGGGTGGATCGTCCTGGACACCGTACAAGCATCGGCTATGCTTTTGAGGGCATAAAAGTGGGGAAAAAAGTAGCGCAACTAAACGCAACTGTTGCGCAACTTTTTTTTAGTTGCGTTTGTGACAAGACTAACATTTTAGCGCAACGCAACGCAACTACTACCTTTAGGTAGTTGCGGTAGTTGCGCTATGTTTGTGGGGCTGTTGCGTTGCATTGAAATTTTTAAGTTAGGAGGCACTAACGTGGACGTTGAAAAAAGAAAACAAGAAATTTCTGGGTGGGGTGGTGCTAGGCCTGGGGCAGGTCGAAAACCGTTCGTTCCGACCGAGGAGGATCGGCAGCAGGTCGAGAAGCTTGCGGGCCTGGGGCTGTCGCAGGATCAAATAAGCGCGTTGATTCAGGATGGGATTGCAAAGAATGTATTACTAGAACATTTCCAGCGAGAATTAGAATTAGGAAAAGCAAAAGCACATGCGAAGATCGGCGGGAAGCTTTTTCAGAAGGCGATGGACGGAGACACTGCTAGCTTGATCTGGTGGACGAAGACCCAAATGCGCTGGGCAGAAACTCAGAAGCACGAAATAGTTCAAACAACTATTAGTATCAATGGCGCATTAGAATCCGCTAAAAATAGGGTATTAAGTGCAGATATTACCGACGTGGTGGCGCGGGAGTTGGAAGCGCCACACATCGAGGGGGTGCCCCTGGAAGCGCCTAGGGAGACCGTAGACGCAAAAAAGCCCTCGGGCGAGGGCTTGGATGGGGAGGGGGAAGTTAAAGCCCCTGACGGGCTTTAAATCGGTCTATGAGGCGCCACGCTTTGACTACGGCAACTTGGTCAATCGTGGCGCAACCCCCGGCGGATCGGACCAGTGCCTCGAGGACCTGGATGCTCTCGGTGTACGTCGGCATTCCGTCAGCGTCGAGGCGCTGATCGACCTCGGGGACGATGTATGCCGCGTCGCCCCAGGTTGAGAACCTGAGGCCGCAGCATTTGCAGCGTAGCCTGCGCCTTATCATCCCCTTTGGAGGGCTCCAGCGGCGCTCTAGGACCTTGGAGGGGCTTTGGCACTGGGGACAGGGAGTCATCGGTAGAACTCCCTCTCGATGACGTGCGCAGGCACGTTGAAGAAGTGAGAGGTCAAAATGACCGCTATGCGGAAGGGATGGCCGTCCTTGAGGAGGGCCAGGAGGTGATTGGTGCGGGTTTGGGGCATCATAGGTAGGTCAGGAGCAGGTAAGCGCCGATCAGGCCTAGGATGGCTGCAAAGGCCAGATCCTGGAGGATGTGGGAGAGGGGGCGACGTTTCATGCTTGCCCCCTCTTTGCTGCGAGCAGGGCATTCCACGCTGCGTTGTGGGCTTCTCTAGCGGCCTCCAAGGCTGCTCGGTGCGGATAAGAGGGCGAGCAGACCCATAACAGGTCCTTGGTGAATGAGTACAGGATTTTGGCTGTTTTGTGGTATTCGTCCAAAGCTTGCTCATAGTTGGTCATGGTGTGCTTTCGTTGAAGGGGCCGAAGTCCCTAGGTGTTTATCGGTATTGTTTTGCGAGCAAATCGCGCATGCTGTAACCGAAAATTTCGTCTGCCGCTTTGTGGTGCTTATTTGGTGTTTCAACAAAGTGAACGTAACCGGCACCCAAAGCGCTTTTATCAACCCAGCAATAACCGGGCGCGAGTTTAGGCAACTCCACGAAACGGGTGTAGGTGTGATTCTTGCCGTCTTTTGTTGTGTAAAGTGATTGCATGATGTTTCTTTGTTTCAGTGTTTGGTGATTGAAGGGGCCGGAGCCCCGGGGTGTTAGATGCTGCCGATTGTCTCTATCAGATCCCGCTCAATCCCAAAATACCCGGCTTTCCTTGGCGCATCCCTGAACACTTCGGCCATCTTCCAACCGTCGGACAAAGCTTGTGCTGCTGCCTTTTGTGCTTCGCACAAATTCTTGTAAGAATCGTAAAACTTTGGAAAAGGGTGTCCAGGCAAACCGTAAAGTTGGATGGCGTAATAGCGGGGTTCGTTCATGTCTCTATCTCCTTGGTTAGTTGCTGCGCCGTCTGTCAGTCATGTCGCGCAGTGATTGAACTATAGCGTAGGTCTAGCGTCATTGTCAATTCATTTTGTGCTAGGGAAAACACTAGGATGTTGACCTGTTGACATCCGACAGCATTTCACTCAAAATTCATTCATCGCATCAAACAGCAACCGCTGACCGATGCAAACACCAGGAGAGACAACATGAAAATCAACAGCACAATGAATCTAGCCCAACTGGCCCAACTTATGGGCGACAACGCAACCGAAGCCGAAGCAATGCATATGCGTGCAACTCTCGAGGGAATTGGTGCATGGGAGCGAACTGAGGACGTTCCAGAAGACAAGTGGCTCCAGATGCTAGATGGTGCAGTGGCACAAGCGAAGCACGACGAATGACATCGAGGGGAGCTTAGCCCCCCTTGCCCACCCCTTTGCCCACCCCCCTGCCTATGCTGCGGCGCTCTGCGACGCGGGCAGAGCCAGCCCTGCTCGCAAAATCGAGGGGGGGGGTAGGGCCATGCCGGACCGGCCAAAGTGGAGGCTACCCCCACGAAAAATTTTATTTTTAATTTTCAGTTAACATCACTCTCATAACACCAGAGAGTTAACTATGCAAACACCAATCTACAAAGTCGAAGAAGAGCAGGAGTTAATGGCGCAGATTTGGAGTCCTCAGATCCGGGACAACCCGTTAGCGTTTGTGATGTATGCGTTTCCGTGGGGTGAGGCGGGTACGCCGCTGGAGAGGTTTCGGGGGCCTAGGAGGTGGCAGAGGGAGGTGTTAAGTGACATGGCGGAGCACATTAGGGTGAACCGGGAGTTGGGTGAGGGGAAAAAGCCTGGGCAGAGTGAGGACGATATTGGGTACAAGATTTTGAGGATGGCGGTGAGTTCGGGGCGGGGGATTGGGAAGTCGGCGTTGGTGTCGTGGGTGGTGATATGGATGTTGAGTACGAGGATTGGGAGTACGACGATCATTTCGGCGAACAGTGAGCCGCAATTGAGGTCGGTGACGTGGGCGGAGATTACGAAGTGGTTATCGATGTCGTTGAACAGTCATTGGTTTGAGGTGAGTGCGACGAGGTTGATGCCTGCGAAGTGGTTGGGGGATTTGGTGGAGAGGGATTTGAAGAAGGGGGTGAGGTATTGGGGTGCGGAGGGTAGGTTGTGGACGAAGGAGAACCCGGATGCGTATGCTGGGGTGCACAACCATGATGGTGTGATGGTGATTTTTGATGAGGCGTCGGGGATTGATGATGGGATTTGGTCGGTTGCGGCGGGTTTTTTCACGGAGGTGACGCCGAATCGGTTTTGGTTGGCGTTTTCGAATCCGCGGCGGAACAGTGGGTATTTTTATGAGTGTTTTGAGGGTGGGAAGAGGGATTTTTGGCGTACTCGGGTGGTGGATGCGAGGACGGTGGAGGGGACTGACAAGGCGGTGTATGAGCAGATTATTGAGGAGTATGGTGCGGATTCGTTAGAGGCTCGGGTGGAGGTGTATGGTGAGTTTCCGAGTGCTGGGGAGGATCAGTTTATTTCGCCGGTGTTGGTGGATGAGGCGATGGGGAGGGAGAAGAATAGGGATGTGGAGTCGGCGATTGTGGTGGGTGTAGATCCGGCGCGTGGGGGGATGGATTCGACGGTGATAGTGGTGAGGCAGGGGAGGGATGTGGTTGATATTAGGAGGTACAAGGGGGATGACACGATGACCACGGTGGGTCATGTGATTGAGGTGATTGAGGAGTATTCTCCGGCGATGGTGGTGATTGATGAGGGTGGATTGGGGTATGGGATATTGGATCGGTTGACGGAGCAAAGGTATAAGGTGCGGGGGGTGAATTTTGGATGGAAGTCTAAGAATCCGGTGATGTGGGGGAACAAGCGGGCGGAGATGTGGGGGGCGATGAGGGATTGGTTAAAGAGGGGTGCTTCTTTGCCGAAGGATCGGGCGTTGAGGTCGGATTTAATTGGGCCGATGAAGAAGCCGGATTCGTCTGGGACGATCTTTTTGGAGGGGAAGAAGGAGATGAAGGCTCGTGGGTTGGCGAGTCCTGATGCGGCGGATGCGTTGGCGGTGACGTTTGCTTATCCGGTGGCGAGTCGGGAATACAATGTGAAGAAGGTTAAGAGGGGTGGTGCGGGGTCTGGTGGGGTAACTTCTTGGATGGGGGCGTGATGGCTACGAAGAAGGGTGTTTCTTTGAGTGTGGGGCGTGGTGAGAAGTTACCTGTATCGCGCGGGGCTGGATTGACTGAGAAGGGGCGGGAGAAGTACAACCGGGAGACGGGTTCGAATTTGAAGCCGCCTGCGCCGAATCCTAAGACTGAGGCGGATAAGGGTAGGAAGGCGAGTTTTTGTGCCCGGATGGAGGGGGTTGTAAAGAATGCTAAGGGGCCTGCTGAGCGGGCCAAGGCTTCACTTAAAAGGTGGAAGTGTTGATGAAAACCTGTTTTTGTTGTAAGACAGAAAAGCCTCACAACTTATTTTTTAGGCATCGTTTGACCGCGGACGGCTATCACAGTTGGTGCAAAGATTGTTGCACTAAGGGTAGCAAGCGGTCACGAGCAAAGCAAAACTCCACAATTGAAGGCCGCGCAAAGGTATTTTTGCAGAACGCCAAAAAAAGCGCAGCCAAGCGCCAGCAAGTTTTTTTGCTTACTGTTGCTGACATCGTAAGATGCTGGGAAGATCAGCAAGGTGTTTGCGCTTATAGTGGGCGTGAAATGACATTGGACGCCGGGCAACTGGAGACGGTGTCTATTGAAAGAATTGACAGCGCGATAGGTTACACACAAGAGAACACCATTCTTGTGTGCCAAGCAATTAATCGCATGAAATCCGATTTTCGGTTTGACGATTTTTACGATCTATGTCGAGATGTTGCTAGCTTTCTTGGTAACGATGAACTTAAACTTTCCGTTGGGGGCTACAAATGAGCAAACCGGGTCTTTACTCTGCAATTCATGCCAAGCGTGAGAGAATTCAGGCTGGTTCGGGTGAGAAAATGAGAAAGCCTGGGGCGGCTGGTGCGCCGACGGAGAAGGCTTTTAGGGAATCGGTCAAGACGGCCAACAAACCTAGCAAGGGGGGGTGTAAGAAATGCCGCTCGTGAAATCTACGTCGAAAGAGGCGTTCCGAAAGAATGTGAAGGCTGAGGTGAATGCGGGCAAGCCTGTAAAGCAGGCGGTTGCGATTGCGTATTCGGTCAAGCGTGAAGTGGCTTCCAAGAAGGGCAAGAAATGAGATCAGACAAGCGGGAGGACAAGATTCTCTCGACGGCTCGCTCGCGGTTGCAGATGGCTATTTCTGCGTACTCGGAGAGTCGTGAGGATGAGATTGATGACCTGAAGTTCTATGCGGGCTCGCCTGACAATCATTGGCAGTGGCCGGCGGATGTGTTGGCCACGCGTGGGGCGGTGCAGGGTCAGACGATCAATGCTCGGCCTTGTTTGACGATGAACAAGTTGCCGCAGCATGTGAGGCAGGTGACGAATGACCAGAGGCAGAATCGTCCGGCTGGGAAGGTCATCCCGGTGGATGATTTGGCGGACCCTGAGGTTGCTGAGATTTTTGACGGGCTAGTGCGTCACATTGAGTACATTTCGGACGCGGATGTTGCTTACGACACGGCTTGTGAGAATCAGGTGACGTATGGTGAGGGGTACATCCGGTTGTTGACGGAATACTGTGACGAGAACTCATTTGACCAGGATATCAAGATTGGTCGGGTGAGGAATTCGTTCTCGGTGTACATGGACCCGACGATTCAGGATCCTTGCGGTTCGGATGCTCAATGGTGTTTTATCACTGAGGACATCCTGAAAGAGGATTACGAGCGCATGTTCCCGGATGCGCAGCCGATCTCTACTTTGCAGAGCTTAGGTGTTGGGGATCAGTCGTTGTCGCAGTGGATCAACGAGGATACGATTCGGATTGCTGAGTATTTTTATATTGAGCATGAGACAAAGACGCTGAACTTGTACCCTGGAAATGTTTCGGCGTTTGAGGGTGATCCTGAAGACAAGCAGATGAAGGCGATGGGCATGAAGCCTGTTCGCACTCGTCGGGTGGACGTGCAGCGGGTCAAGTGGTGCAAGATCAATGGATATGAGATTCTTGAGGAGCGTGACTGGGCGGGTAAGTACATCCCGGTGGTTCGGGTGGTTGGCAACGAGTTTGAGGTGGATGGTCGGTTGTATTTGTCTGGGCTGGTTCGCAATGCGAAGGATGCTCAGCGGATGTACAACTACTGGGTCAGTCAAGAGGCTGAGATGTTGGCCCTTGCGCCCAAAGCGCCGTTCATTGGTTATGCGGGGCAGTTTGAGGGCTTTGAGACTCAATGGAAGACGGCCAACACTCAGAATTGGCCGTACTTGGAAGTCAACCCGGATGCGACAGATGGACAGGGCGCGGTTCTACCACTTCCGCAACGTGCCTTGCCTCCAATGGCCCAGACAGGGCTTATTCAAGCCAAGATGGGCGCTTCGGAGGACATCAAATCCACGACTGGGCAATATGATGCCAGTTTGGGAGCGACCAGCAATGAGCGGTCAGGTAAAGCCATTCTTGCAAGAGAGCGGCAGGGTGACACGGGAACCTTCCACTTCGTTGACAATCTTGCCCGTGCTGTGCGTTACGTGACGCGTCAGATTGTGGACCTGGCTCCCAAGATTTACGACACTCAGCGGATTGCTCGGATTATTGGGATTGATGGCGAGACCAAGATGGTCAAGATTGATCCGACGCAACAGGAGCCTGTGCGTAAGATTGTGGATCAGGCTGGGGTGGTGATTGAGAAGATTTACAACCCGAGCGTGGGCAAATACGATGTTTGCGTGACGACTGGCCCTAGCTACATGACCAAGCGCCAAGAGGCTCTGGATGCCATGTCTCAGTTGTTGCAAGGCAATCCTCAATTGTGGGCGGTGGCGGGTGATTTGTTCGTCAAGAACATGGACTGGCCTGGGGCTCAAGAGATGGCCAAGCGGTTTGCCAAGACGATTGATCCGAAGATTTTGAACGATCAGGATAAGTCGCCTGAGTTGCAAGCTGCGGAACAGCAGATGCAGGCCATGGCGCAGGAAATGGAGCAGATGCACCAGATGCTTCGTAATGTTCAGCAGTCTATGGAAGCCCGAGATATTGCTATCAAGGAATTTGAGGCGCAAGTTAGGGCGTATGATGCGGAAACGAAGCGGATCAGCGCGGTTCAGGCTGGCATGAGTCCTGAGCAGATCCAGGACATTGTGATGGGGACCATTGCTGCCGCAGTAGATACGGGTGATTTGATTACTGGGACCCCTCAATTTCGCGGAGAAACGCCGGAAATGATGGAAGAAATGCCACAACAAGGGATTGAACAATGAAAGCAGCCGATTTTTTCGGGATGTTGTTCCTCGGGCGGGATGTCGCTCACTCGGTTCACCTGAACACTCGCAGTTTTGCTAAGCACATGGCCTTGCAGGGCTTTTACGAGGGCATTGTGGACTTGGCTGACAAGTTTGCCGAGGCGTATCAGGGCAAACATGGTCTGATCGGCCCTGTTTCGTTGATGTCTGCCAAAAAAACGTCCAATATTATTGAGTTTTTGCAGGATCAGATGGACGAAATTGAAGCGGAGCGGTATAAGGTGGTCGATAAGGACTGCACCGCTTTGCAAAACATCATTGATGAGATTGTTGGGCTGTATCTTTCAACCCTTTACAAATTGAGGTTCCTGGCATGATTAAGGACGTAACAACCTGCATGGGCTACCAGCAGATTAACGGCGCTGCTGCTTCTACTGCATTGACAATTCCATCTGTTGATCCTGTGACTGGCTTGTCGGCTGTGCCAACTCATGCCGTGATTGTGGTTGAGGCGCAAACGGTCAGGTGGCGTGATGATGGCACTAACCCGACTGCGGCAATTGGGATGCCGCTAACTCCAGGGTCAATATTTATCTACGATGGCGATTTGAAAAGAATTCGTTTTATTCAAACCGCTGCGACCGCAGTTATTAACGTCACGTACTACAAATGAACATCCTACCGACCTCGTCTTCTGTTGTTGTATCGACTGTTACCGGCGGAGCTGCTGCTGAAGATGCTGTGACTACTTCGAGCCCGTTGATTGTTGGCGGCGTTGTTCGTACTGCCACATCGCCCACTACGCTGATTGCTGGTGATGCGGCTCGGGCAACGATGACCTCCAGCGCAGCGGCTGTTGTGTTTCCGTATGCGGTGCCTGAAATTAGCTGGTCGTATGCAGCTGCGGCCAACGGCATTTTGAACACGACCACTGCCGTGACGATCAAAGCGGCTGGTGCTGCTGGCATTCGTAACTACATCAGCAACATTCAGGTTTTTTCTGAAGCACTGACGACGGCTACTGAATTGGCCATCCGTGACGGTGCGGCAGGTACGGTTCTTTGGCGGATCAAGATTCCAACTACCGGGATGCCTGCATCTCAATTTGACTTTGCTGTGCCTTTGCGCGGCACTGCTGCAACCCTGTTGGAAGTGGTTACTTTGACCGCTTCAGGTGCGGGTGCTGTATATTTCAATGCGCAAGGCTTCACAGCGGTTTGATATTATTTGTAAACGTACTGGCCCGCATGACCAGGGATTCTAAGGAATCAAGACCATGACAGAAGAAGTACAAGTTCAAGCGGAAGTGCCCGCGCCGGAACAGGTTGAGACGGCCTCACCTGCGCCCGAAGTTTTATCGCCGGAAGAAAAGCCAGCGGAACAGTCCAAAACCTTTACCCAGGAGGAGTTGGATGCTGCCATTGGCAAGCGGCTTGCAAGAGAGCAGCGCAAGTGGGAAAGAGAACAGGCACAACGATTGGCTCAGGCGCAAGCCCAAGCTCAACCGATGCGCCCCGGTGTTGCACCAGCGGCAGATCAGTTTGAATCTGTCGAGGCTTATGCAGAAGCTTTGGCGGCTCACAAGGCCGAGGAACTTCTCAGAAGTCGGGAGCAGCAACGACAACAGCAAGAAATGCTCAGTGCTTATCATGACCGTGAGGAAGATGCACGCGGCAAGTATGATGACTTTGAACAAGTTGCATACAATCCGCAACTGCCTGTCACATCGGTTATGGCGGAGACGATTCAAGCCTCCGACATTGGTCCTGACATTGCTTACTTCTTGGGCTCAAATCCCAAGGAAGCTGAACGAATTTCTCGTTTGTCTCCGTTTTTGCAAGCTAAAGAAATTGGGAAGATTGAGGCAAAACTCGCCGAAAATCCTCCTGCTGTCAAAAAAACTTCAAGCGCCCCACAACCTATTTCGCCTGTTACTGCTAGAACCACTGGCGGCCCTGCTTATGAGACGACCGATCCTCGGTCTATCAAGACCATGAGCACAAGCCAATGGATCGAAGCAGAGCGACAAAGGCAAATCAGGAAAATGGAAGCACAACGTAACCGCTAAGGAACTACCATGGCAAATAGTCTGTTAACTATTGATATGATTACCCGGAAGGCTCTCGAAATTCTTGAGAACAACCTGGTTATCACCCGTAACGTCAACCGTCAGTATGACGATTCTTTCGCCGTTGAAGGCGCAAAGATCGGCTCCACCCTGCGTATCCGCCTGCCTGATCGTGCTTTGGTCACTGATGGCGCGGCTCTGCAAGTGCAGGACGACAACGAGCAGTTCACCACCCTGTCTGTTGCATCCCAAAAGCATATCGGCGTGAACTTCACCACCGCCGAACTGACCATGCAATTGGATGACTTCGCAGAGCGTGTTCTGAAGCCTCGCGTCAGCCAACTGGCAGCCTCCATTGACGCTGATGTGGCCAATGCTTTCCGTAGCATCGGCAACAGCGTTGGTACCCCTGGCACCACGCCTGCGACCTCGCTCGTTCTTCTGCAAGCTCAACAAAAGCTGAATGAAAACGCTGCTGGCATGTCTCCCCGTTATGCCACCGTGAACCCTGCAGCTAATGCTGCTCTGGTTGATGGTATGAAAGGTCTCTTTAACCCCACCGACAGCATCTCTAAGCAGTTTAAGAGCGGCATGATGGGCATGGGCGTTCTTGGCCTGGATGAGATCAACATGTCTCAATCCATCAAGACCTTGACTACCGGCACCCGTACCAACGGTACCGTGACTTCTACCATTGCCACCCAAGGCACGAACTCTATTTCCCTGTCTGGTCTGGGCGCTAACGCGACCATTGCAGCCGGTGAAGTGTTCACGATTGCCAACGTGTATGCTGTCAACCCGCAAACCCGTGAATCGACCGGCTCACTGCAACAATTCGTTGTGACTGCTGCTGCAACGGCATCGGCTGGCGGTGTGGCTACGGTTAACATCTTCCCGGCCATTTACACGGCTTCCAACGCTCTGGCTTCTGTGGATACCTTCCCGCAAGCCGCTGCTGCCGTGACTTGGTTGGGTGCAGCCTCCACTCAGTACCCGCAAAACTTGGTCTATCACAAAGACGCCATCACGTTTGCCACGGCTGACTTGCTGTTGCCCCAAGGTGTTGACATGGCTTCTCGCCAAGTTCACAACGGCATTTCGATGCGTATTGTTCGTCAGTACGACATCAACAATGACCGTATGCCTTGCCGTATTGATGTTCTGTACGGTTACAGCGTCATTCGTCCTCAAATGGCTTGCCGTATCTGGGGTTAATCTTAGTTCTTACCGGGAGCAGGTCTCCCGGTCCTTAATTGAAAGGAATTCATCATGGCTTTTCCTGTTGCAGGCACAGGCTACCAACTTGGCGATGGTAATGAGTCTGGGGTTTTGTTTTATCCCCAGCCCGCTCCCGTTGCGTTTACGACTGATCCCGCTGCGACCCCAGCCCAATTGGCTGGTATTGCTCTGTTTATCGGCACTCCTGCCGCTCCAATCAACTTCACCCTTCCGACCGTTGCGGCTCTGGAATCTGCTTATCAGGCAATGGGTGAAAAAGTGAACACGGCTTTTGAGTTTGGCATCATTAACACGACTGCCAACGCAATCACCGTTGTCACCAACACTGGTTGGACGGTTACCGGCGGCGGCTCTGTTGCCGTGACCAGCGCAAGCGCAAAGTTCCTGGCCCGTAAAACCGGCGCGGGTGCTTGGCAGCTTTACCGTCTGGCCTAAACCCTGATGCCCTGGGCCTTGCGCCTGGGGCAACTTACCGAAAGGGCTATCTATGTCTAATTCAAAGGCAATTGGCGTTGCGTTTGAGGATCAGAACATTCGTGGGGCAGATGTTGTCTACGTTGATTCTGAACTCGGATACACCGCAGCAGCTCAAGGCACTGTTACTCAGTTGACCGATAAGACCACCGCAGTGACTCTCAACAAGCCTGCCGGTCGTATCACGATGAATAACGCGGCCTTGGCAGCGACCACCAGCGTCAGTTTTCAGCTGAACAATTCTTATATCTCTCCCAACGATACTTTGATTGTTACGCTGTCTGGCGGTATCGCAACCCCGGCAACTTATAACTGCTGGGTCAATTCGCTGAGTACTGGCTCTGCCAACATCACTTTGCGAAATGTTAGTGCTGGCTCATTGTCCGAAGCGGTTGTAATCAACTTCGCAATTATCCATTGCGTCTAACCCTCGGGGGCTTCGGCCCCTGTTTTTATATGCCTCAGATTTACCTATCTCACCCCAAGCACGGCATCAAGATTGCAAGTCTTGAGGCAGAAGCCGAACATGATGAACAACACGGGTGGGTGCGTTATACTGAGCCAACGCCTTCATTGCCAAACGAGGCGGCTCCTGTGAACGTGCTGGAGATCAAGCGTCGGGGCAGGCCCCCAAAGATCACTAGGGATAACGACGAATGGCAACGACCGCAGGCGACCTCATCAATTCCGCCCTCCGACTCATCGGAGTAATTGCAGAAGGCGAGACGCCTTCTGCCGAGACCTCAAACGACGCCTTGATTGCCATGAATCAAATGATTGATTCGTGGAACACAGAGCGTTTGATGATCTACAACACCCAGGATCAGGTTTTTACTTGGCCATCTAACACTCTTCAGCGCACTCTAGGCCCATCGGGCGACTTTGTTGGAAATCGTCCTATTGCATTGGATGATTCAACCTACTTCAGAGATCCGCTGACGAACGTTTCCTACGGAATCAAGTTCATCAATCAACAGCAGTACGACGGGATTGCTGTCAAAACGGTGACCTCCACTTATCCACAGGTCATGTGGATCAACATGGAGTTTCCAAACATCCAGATGACGGTCTATCCGAAGCCTATTCGTGATTTGGAATGGCACTTCATCTCTGTTGATGAGATTTCGCAACCGGCCAACCTTGCAACCAATCTCTACATTCCCCCTGGTTATCTGAGAGCGTTCAGATACAACTTGGCGGTGGAATTTGCGCCTGAGTTTGGTGTTGAAGCTTCACCATCTGTTCAACGGATTGCAATGGTAGCCAAACGCAACCTTAAGAGACTGAACAACGGCAATGACTTGATGAGTATGCCTTACTCTCTTGTTGCAACACGTCAGCGGTTCAATGTCTTTGCAGGGAACTACTGATGAAAACGCCAATCCTTGGCCAAGCCTACGTTGCTCGTTCCTTGAACGAGGCGGCAAACCGCCTCGTAAACATGTTCCCCGAGATCGTTCCAGACGGAGGCAAAGAGGCTGCGTTTTTGATGCGCGCGCCTGGGCTCAATAGGTTGGCCACCATTGGGGCTGGTCCAATCAGAGGCATGTGGACGTTTGGCGGGTATTTGTTCGTTGTTAGCGGGATTGAACTGTACAAAGTAACCACTGCATACACATCAACTTTTCTTGGTGTCGTGGGGGGTTCTGGCCCGGTTAGCTTGTCAGACAATGGAACGCAACTATTTATAGCCACAAGTAGCGGAACCTCATACATCTACAACAATTCAACTAACGTTTTTGGCCAAATTACAGATCCAGATTTCCCAGGAGCAAAAGTTGTAGGCTACCTGGATGGGTATTTTGTTTTCATTGAGCCCAACTCTCAAAAGGTTTGGGTAACCAGTCTTTTAGATGGCACTTCTATTGATCCTTTGGAATTTGCAAGCGCAGAAGGATCGCCAGACAATCTTGTGTCAATGATTGTTGACCATAGAGAACTATGGCTGTTTGGAACAAATTCTGTTGAAGTTTGGTATGACGCAGGATTGCCAGATTTTCCGCTACAACGTGTTCAGGGCGCATTCAATGAGATTGGATGCTTGGCAACTTATTCTGTAGCCAAACTTGACAATGGAATCTTTTGGCTAGGCTCTGATGCTCGCGGCAACGGGATCGTTTATCGAGCCAACGGATACACGGGGCAGCGCGTCTCCACCCATGCTATTGAGTACGCCATTCAGAACTATGGTGATATTTCAGATGCTATTGCCTACACTTACCAGCAAGAAGGTCACTCGTTTTACGTACTGACGTTCCCAACGGCCAACAAAACTTGGGTTTACGATGTGTCTACTCAAGCATGGCATGAGCGGGCAAGCTGGCTGAATGATGACTTCATTCGTCACCGTAGCAATTGCCAAGTAAACTTTAACAATGAAATCATTGTTGGCGACTATCAGGATGGCAGGATCTATGCATTTGATCTTGACGTTTACAGTGATGATGGAGCAATTCAAAAGTGGCTACGCTCATGGAGAGCGTTACCTACTGGTCAAAATAATCTGAAGCGCACATCACATCATTCTTTGCAGATTGATTGCGAATCTGGGGTTGGTTTGAACGGAAATGTGCAAGGCACTGACCCACAAGTAAACCTAAGATGGTCTGACGACGGCGGCCACACTTGGGGCAACTACCACACTCGATCAATGGGCGGGATCGGTGAGTACGGAACCCGCGTGTTCTGGCTCAGGCTTGGTATGACGCGAAAGCTTCGTGACCGTGTATATGAAGTTTCTGGTACAGATCCAGTCAAAATTGCCATCATGGGCGCAGAACTTGGAGTGACCCCAACAAATGCGTGACATTACTAACATCACTCCGCCCAGAGTTGATTTTATTGATCCGCGCACTGGGTTGATTGCTCGTGAATGGTACAGGTTCTTCTTAAACCTGTTTCGGCTGACTGGCAGCGGGTCTAATGATGTCAGTTTGGTAGACGTTCAGATGACGCCATCATCACCAGAGTTGTCAGAACTGCAAAAACAGGACATTTCTGTTTTGCTGGCTCAATATGACAATGCAGCCAGTTTGATAGAAGGCTTATACCTTCAGCCTCCTGTAATACCACAAGTGGCTCAAGATGACGTAACGCCTCGTGCTGAAATCGGAACGATTGCAGCTCAGAACCGTGATAACGTGTCCATCACGGGAGGAAGCATTGCAAACGTTACGATTACAGGCGGCAGTGTTACGTCAGCGGTTACAGACAACACAACATCATTGATTGCATCAAGCTCAACTTTGGCTAATGGGGCTGGCGCATTGGCTGGAACATTGAACAATGCTCCTGCGGCTGGCAACCCAACGAAATGGGTTAGCATTAACGACAACGGAACGACTCGGTATATCCCGGCTTGGTAACAAAAGGACCTTAAGAAATGGCAATGCTTACCCCTAGTCCAAAGATGCAATTTTTTGACGCTAACGGAAACCCGTTGGTTGGAGGAAAACTGTACACCTATGCAGCCGGGACCAATACGCCTTTGGCTACCTACACGGATGCAGGAGGCGCAACACCCAACTCAAACCCCGTGATTCTTGATTCACGTGGGGAAGCCAACGTTTGGCTTGGGGTGACTCAGTACAAATTCACTCTAAAAGACAGTCTTGATAACCTAATTTGGACCGTTGACAATCTCAACCAAGTTGATGCCGTAACTCTTGCAAGACTGGCTCAGTCTGACGGATCTTCTTTGATTGGATTTTTGCAAAACGGCACTGGCGCAATTGCTACTACCGTTCAGGCAAAACTCCGCGAATCTGTCAGCGTCAAAGATTTTGGCGCAGTTGGCAATGGGATTGCAAACGATACGACAGCACTACAAGCCGCCGTCACTTATGCAGTCAGCAATGGAAAAGCACTTTACATCCCGTCTGGAACCTATCTCTATTCATCACTGACCGGCTTAGATCAGAACAACATCACAATTTATGGTGATGGATCAAGTAACACTGTGTTGAAATTTACCGGAACAGGTGTTGCTTTGGAAACCGGTACGAATGCTGGTTTTAGGCAAGGTATTAACTTGTCTGGCTTTACCGTAGAGGGTAACGCAAACACATCGAACATCGTTCACGCAAACCGTCTAGCGCGTTCGTTTTGGAACGATATTAACGTTCGCGAGGCCAATCCTGCTTCTGGAATCGGATTTATTTTTACTGGTTGTTCGCTGAACAACTTTAACTATCTTATGTGTTCGCAAGATCGCAATCAGATGGTTAACCCACCGCTAGAAGCGTTCAACATCAACGCAGCAAACCCTCAAGGAAACAGTACAAACAACGTTTGGACTAATCTATATGCTGAAGGGTTTTGGCCGCCATCGGCAAACAGCATAAACATTGGCGTTCGAATTACTGGCGGCGATCAAAACGTATTTATTGGGGGTTCTCCTGAGTCCTGCAAAACTTGGGGCACTTTGATTAGTCAATTTAGCCGATTTAACACTTTTATTGGTGTTGGATGGGAAAACTTGCAAGCAATTGGTGGTGACGTAGCCGATGGTGGCGTTACCAATCGCTTCATTAATTGCTACTCATCTGAAAAATTTTTGATGCAGGGGCGTTCGTCAGTTATTGAAGGCGGGTATTTTGAGCGAATCCAAATTGATGCTGGATCAGTCAAAAACAAAGTTTATGACGTCACTGTGAACCATTGGGCAACTGGGGCCGGTGGATTGTTTGATTCTGGTACAGGCACTGAAACTCAGAACGTCTACGACTCAGATGCATCGGTATATTTGACAGACATTTATCCTCGGTTTTTGCTTTCTCTTAATGCACCAACCAATAACGTTACAGGAAATGGCGCTGTTTATACAGTTGCATTCAATGAAATATTTGATGACAACAATAACTGTAATGGAACAATATTTACAGCGCCAGTAAAGGGGCGCTATCAGTTGCAATCAACGCTTACCTTGACTGGCGTTGATAGCGCAGCGACAACAGTAACCGTAAGAATTGTAACAACTTCAAGAAACTACGTTACAACAAAACGACTAAATCTTCCGGCTGGATCGCACGATCAGCAAATTTCCGTTTCCGCAGTTGCTGACATGAATGTTGGTGATACTGCTTATGTAACTATCCAAGTTGACGGCATGGCTGGAAATACTGTTGATTTGTTGGGGAATGCAACTAATGCCTGGAGCACGTTCTCAGGTCACAAAATATATTGAGGCTCAATCATGACCGTCACCGTCAAAGTTCTGATCCCGGCCAAAACTGCCGAAAACGCCCAAACAACTCAGTACACCGCAACTAACGTCACGACCATCATTGACAAGTTCACTGCGACGAACTACAGCGGCACAGCGGCCACAATTTCTGTAAACTTGGTCACAAGTGCAGACACGGCAGGCAATCAAAATTTGATTACCAAGACCAAGACGTTGCAGGCTTCTGAGGTGTACACCTTCCCCGAGCTGGTCGGTCAAGTGCTGGTAGCAGGTGGGTTCATCTCAACCCTGGCTGGCACTGCATCAGCCATCAACATTCGGGCAAGTGGGCGGGAGATCACATGATCGAGCATTTTTTCAGCTCTGGGGTGTACGCCAAACAAACCAAAATGCCAGCAGGTGTTTGGCTGGTTCAGCACACTCATCACTTTGACCATCTTTCGATCTTGGCATCAGGATCGGTCAAGCTTATGGTGGATGACAAAGAATCAACCATTCACGCTCCGGCCTGCATCACAATTGAAGCGGGTAAGCATCACGGGGTTTTGGCTTTGACGGACTGCGTTTGGTACTGTGTACACGCAACTGACTGCACCGACGCTGACAAAGTGGACGAGGTTCTAACTGCTGCCTCAGACATGAATCAGGTAGCACAATTGGCGCAAGCCTTGGGAGATTAACATGCCTTGGATGGCCGTTGCCGGTTCAAATATTGTAGGAAGCCTGATCGGGGCAAATGCGGCCAAAAGTGCCGCCAATGCTCAATTGCAAGCCTCTAGAGAAGCCGCACAAGCTCAAAAAGAAATGTTTGAGAAGCAAATTGCGCTTCAAGAACCATTTCGACAAGCAGGACTGACCGCCCAGCAGCGGTACATGAATCTTCTGGGGCTTTCTCAAGCTCCTACGGCTCGGACTCAACAAGAAATTCGTAATGCTTTGGCAGCTCAGTACATGAGACCCCCAACCGAAGGCAGAGCAATCCCTGAAGTTGATGAAGAAGCGTTGTCAGCAGCAATCCAAGCCGAAATGGCGAAAGATGCTCAAGCGGCTCAAGCGTACGAAGCATTAAAAGCTTCACCGGAGTTCGGTCGATACGCTCGCGATTTCAGCATGGCCGATTTTGAACAAGATCCAGGCTATGCGTTTCGTATGCAAGAAGGCCTTAAGGCTTTGGATCGTCAAGCAGCCGCTCGCGGCGGCTTGATCTCTGGAGGTGCTTTGAAAGCTGCTCAACGATATGGGCAAGAGGCGGCGAGTCAAGAGTACACCAACGCATTCAATCGCTATCAAGCGAATCGAGCCAATCAGCTCCAGCCTTTGCAGTCCCTTATGGGTACTGGGCAAACTGCGGCCAATACGCTTACCGGCGCTGCGGGGCAGTATGGACAAGGCGCGGCAGAGCAATTTGTTGGGGCCGGAAACGCTCGCGCGTCTGGTTACATGGGGCAGGCAAATGCACTGCGCGGCGCAATTGGACAGGGCGTAAACGCTTATCAAAATCAACAGTATTTGAACATGTTGCAAGGCAGACCAAGCGGAGGCGGCAATCCATTCGGCGGATTCTTTAGCACTGGCGCGGGCTCAATGGGTTTTGGTGGCGGCTCTGTCCAAGGCAACCCTGATTACACTTGGGATCTCTGAACATGGCAACAATCAATCCAAGTATCGCTATGTCGTTGCAGCCAATGGAGATTGAGTCTCCATTGAACACCTATGCAAAGTTTGCTCAGATTCAGCAAGCGCAGCAGGCTAATGAGTTAGCAAAGATGCAAGCTCAGGAGTACAGGCGCGGACTTCAAGAGCAGGAACAGGTTAGAAATTACCTGTCTGGTGGCGCAGACTTGACCGCTCCAGAAACTCTAAAAGGCTTGTATGGCTTTGGCAAAACTGGCGCTGAAATGGCTCAAAAAGTCATGGCTGCAAGAAAAGAGGAGCGGGAAGCGGCCAAGTCTCAAGAGGACCTAACATCCAAGATTCAATCAAGATATTTGAATGGAATTGGGTCGGCTCAATCTTTCAAAGAATTGGCTGACGTGCATCAAGCAATGTTTAATGATCCAGTGCTTGGCCAAGCACTTAAACAATCTGGAAGAAATGTTGATGTTGGATTGAAAGCTATTCAAGAAGCTCAAAACTCATCAGATCCAACAACCGCATTTAGAGATTTGCAGCTCCGAATGGCCGGCGGCGTTCAAAAATATCTTGAAATGAGTAAGCCAACGGTCATGCAACAAGGAAATAGACTTGTTTCAGTTGAACCAATTTCCGGGCGTGTTAGCGTTGTTCCTGGAAGTGAATACCAGCAACCTATTACTCGATATCAACAGGCTCAAATGGATTTGCAAAGAGAGCTTGCAGGTCAAGGCGTCTCATATCAAACAGATGCCCAAGGAAACATTATTGCTTTGCCAACAAAAGTAACCACTGGAATCGCTCCCGTGGCAAAACCTGTAACTGGAGAAGGTGGCGTTCCTGTCAAAGCAAAGCCAACCGCATTTGCCGAGAAGGCAGAAGCTCAAAGAAAACAGATGGCTAGAGATATTACTTTGGCTGTAACAGAAATTGAAGATGCTATTAAGCCAGGCGGTCTCCTTGATAAATCAACATCTAGCGGATTAGGCAAGATGTTAGACACTGGAGCGGCTTTCTTTGGAAAGTCTACAGAAGGTGCGCAAGCGGCTGCTGCATTAAAACCAATTGCTGATCTAGGTTTGAAGATGGTCCCAAGATTTGAAGGGCCACAGTCCGACAAAGACACTCAATCTTATAAAGAAGCCGCTGGGCAACTTTCCAATGAAGCTTTGCCCATTGAGACAAGAAGAAGTGCTGCAAAAGTTCTTGTAAAGTTAATGAAAGCCAGACAAGGACAATTTGTCAATCAAGCAATGGCTAATGAGGGAATTGCTCCGTCTGGTGAAGTTCCCGCGCCCGCAGCAGCGCCAACAAACCGT